ATGGCGAACTCAGGTATCCCGTTAAGATAACCCTATGGCGAACTCAGGTATCCCGTTAAGATAACCCTATGGCGAACTCAGGTATCCCGTTAAGATAACCCTATGGCGAACTCAGGTATCCCGTTAAGATAACCCTATGGCGAACTCAGGTATCCCGTTAAGATAACCCTATGGCGAACTCAGGTATCCCGTTAATCGATTAGAATAGTCTGGAATGCCTTTTGCCTTAGCATGTAGTGTGCCATAGCGTATATTAGCATTCTCTTATTGACCGGAAAGCCTTGCCTGGAGCGGGTTTACAGCCTATCGCGTAAAAACGATTTTACGGGGCTTTCTTGAGGTGGCCTATACCTTACCATTGACTACCCTTCGATCCCGCTAAAACGGCTGTAAACGCAACTAAACGCTATGGCATGGATTTTGACTAGGTATAGAATTTGCTACGCGCGGGCGCGTTACGTAATGGCGAGGAAAGGTCGAAAAATAAATTAAAATAGTTGACACAGCGTAAAATACACAGGTTAGAATCTGAGACCTCAACTAATCGTATGAGGTGAATCATGAGAACCATAAAGTTTATCTTCGAAGGTAGGCAGGGTATTATCGAAGTTTCGCAGGATTGTATTTTTGTTCGCTGGTCTACCTTGTCTTGTCACTTGTCGGCGCTTGTTGGACCTTTGCGCGCCCTTGTGGTTAAAAAAGTGTTGACAAGCGGTTAAGCCGTAAAATAGAATTGAGACATCGACACTCAATCATAAAGGATTAATCATGATAATGGTACTTGAAATTTCCGATTTTCTTACAGGTCGCCAGCATGCGTACCCTATTTATAGGGGCCATTACATGAACCGAGAGAAGGCTGAAAAAGCTCTCGGTTGGTTCTATATCCACAATAATTGTGCTATTGTTTGATCTAGATCAACAAAAACACGTTGGCAGGCGTAAAATACTCACTACAATGTGAAACATCAGCAAACGAACAGGAGAAAACGAAATGGCAATCTCAACGCGCACCAAATTAGCACAGGCGCTCCGGGCATACAATCAAGGCTTGCTAGATTCGAGCAGTTATTATCATGCTGTATGTGCGGCACTTTCGGGGGAATGAAATGCTGAATCAATTTGAAGTTATCAATACATCATGGGGTCGGGTATTGACACTACATAACCCAAGTAAATATTGTGCTTTCTGGGGAATGCGGGATATTGTTGCCTACCTCGACAATCCTATGATGCAAGCTCGACTCAATGAGGTGAAATAAAATGGACTTTAATAACCTACTTGCCAACCTGCTGGCAACCATGCGCACCCAGTCAGCAGATCAAATTTGCGCCGATCTGTGGGCAATTTTCGAGGAAATGCAAGAGACGGAAACCGAGTCGGAAACGGCGCCGGATGATATGCAACTTGAATTTAATTCTATTTTTGAGGACCGTTAATATTATGAAAAATTACATCAAAAACAACGAAGTCGACTTCGCAACCATCCCCTATAAGGCTATTTATTTGTGCGAAACGATTCGAGACGATAACTGGAAATGCGACGCCTGGAATATTCTAATCGACAGCGAGCGATTTGATTTTTTCACTGGCTTGGGGCATCGCTCACCTATGCCTAAACCTGCCGACGGTGGACCTATGCCGCGCAAAGGTACGCTTATGTATGAGCAACTAGAGGCTCAACGGAAACCGCAAGCGCCTAAAATCGAAGACGTTTTGTATAGTCTTATTCTCGACTCAAGTGCCTTGGATACCAGTTTTGAATACTGGTGCGATGACTTTGGATATGATACCGATAGCATCAAGGCACTTAATATTTATCAGGTATGCTGCGAAAACGCCAAGAAAATAAAGCGGCTTTTTGATTCTGCGACAATTGCGGCAATGCGTGAATTCTTTCGGTATTATTAAAAATGCAAGCATGGAACGTTTACCTTAATGGCCGGTTGATTGATACCGTTTTTGCAAATGGTTATGATGCTGAAGAAATGCGGAAAAGTTTAATCTATCACGATGGCTATGATCATCGGATTATTGTTAGAAAGGCGAGAAAATGAAAACCTTAGACGAAATGACAGCCGCTTATATTCATGCGGCATTATGGTCGACTTCTGATGGAGACCTTGAAAGCCTTGAGGGTTTCGATCTAGCGCCGGGTGAGTACGAGAAAGCCCGAGCGGATTGTGAACGCTTCCTGAAGGTCGCTGGTAATCTCTTACTCTCACGCGAACCCCTAAGCCTTGAACGCTTGTGGACTAATGAGCAGGCAGGGCACGACCTATGGTTAACCCGTAACGGACACGGCGCTGGATTCTGGGGTCGTTACATAGACTTTACGGATTACCAGGATAGAGAAGATGCTAAGGTGAACGGTGAGAAGTTGACGGCGCTTGTCGGGTATCATACGGACTTCCAGCCGCTTGACCTTTATATAGATGATGAAGGACTTGTGAGGGGTTTCTGATGACTCTTATCGCTATTCTCTTGGTATTCTTGAGTCGTCGTATCCTTTGATCTAGTCGCAGTAAGTTACACGAAGCCCAGCGCATGCGCTGGGCTTTTCTTTTGGTGGCTGGCATGATCGTTGACTTAGCAAAAGGCTCCCGCAAGGCTCCCGCAAGGCTCCCGCAAGGCTCCCGCAAGGCTCCCGCAAGGCCACCCGAAGGCCACCCGAAGGCCACCCGAAGGCCACCCGCCCCGATGCAAAACGTCCGGGCGCTTTTGGGGTTATCCTAAAGACGGATTTCAGACCTCAAAACCTCCTAGTTGCTCAAAGCAACATAAGTTACATTAGCCTGTTCAGAAAACTTGACTTTCCTAAAACTTACAACTATAATAGTTGCTTTCATACACAAAGGATCGTCATGGACCCCTTCAACGCCACGTTTGAGTGCAAAAAATACAACCGCAAGGTATCCCATTTCCTAAGAAATGAATACGTCAAACAGTATGTTGCGATTAACAACATTCCACTACCAAAACTTGAACGCCGTAAGGCAACTATGCTTGACAACAGACTCAGAGAACTGTTAGAATGGTGGCTTAACAAAGGATACAAGAATGGTCTATAACCTCTACCCCCGCTTCAACCCACAATACTTCCCTTGGCTATTCCCCGAAGACAACGAATGGCAACTGGAAGGAACCTTTAATACCCTGCAAGGATGCCTTGATTATCTAAGCACCGCTACTAAAGCACTTGAATATAAACTGGAGGAAGTATGACAAATCTGAAACATGAAGGCTTTATTATGTCTGTTCTTGCTAAAATGCACGAGTCATGGATGTCTGAAGAAGACAAAGAAACCTACGACACTTTAATGCTAAACCTAGTTGGGCGTGAAATGGATAAAGCGATTGAAGAAGGTTTAGAACTTGGCTACAGTCTGGAAAAACAACTAGACAGTGTTGAGTTTGCTTTAAGGAACATTAAATAATGTACGGAACCGCAGAAATTAACAACGAAGTCTACCAAAACGGTAAGATTATCCTTAAACTCAACCCGCACCTAATCAAGAAACAAGGACTCAACCAAGAACAAGTTAATCGCATTAAAGAACTCCATCTTGAGCGTATTAGTATTGAGAAGCAACTAGAACAAGCGCACAGAGTAGAGGATATTAGATTTTTATATTCTGAATGGTGTTCTCTACAGTTTTTGCTTCAGGATGCTTGGGATTTCCCACGAGACGCTAATTGGCATCCTAGCCATCGTTTACCTCATTGTTCCTGTCCAAAACTTGATGGAGACGACCGTATTGGCGTTCCTTACAAGATCGTAACAAAAGGCTGTGTGATCCACGATGTCTAAAATGACCTTAGGAAAGGCTAAACAGGCCAAAGGACTTTACTATCTTGAACCATATGAAGGTTTCAAACCTTGTCGTGGACTCACAGGTAGATACTATTACCATACAGCACTTGACTCAGAAGATGACGAACACATGATGGTTGAGGTTAAGATCGGGTGGTTTAAGAAGAAATGGGTCTACTTACACAACTTGAAGGAAGTATATGACAACTGACTTAATAGACCGCCTACGAAAACGTGCAGAAATCCGAAGGCAAATCCCGACACGCAAGAGTGTTATTAACGGTGAACCCGACAGGATTGCCGACCTACTTGAAGAAGCCGCAGACGAGATTGAACGCTTGACAAATCTTAAAACTTCTAATACAATCCCTACTTCCAACACTAACTAAAGGACACCTTATGTTCGCCTCCGAAGCCCTCCCGCAACACCTTAAAGAACGTTATAATATCCTGATCGAAGACCTGCGTGAGCTTCAGGAAGATTATGAGAATTATAAGCGTGAAAGTATTCCAGTCTGGTATGTGATCCCGCGCTATATTCAAGAAATGAACCTGTCTATGGACTATGACGAGCAGCAAGACATGGCTTCGCGTGCCATGAACCTGTCAATGCGCCGTGCGGTAGTCGTCCGCACCGTAAACACACCTATGGGCGTCTTACGAGCGTTCTCAGAGGACATTTTGGACGAAGTTTTGGATCAGATGTCTGAGCCTGACGAAGAGTAATAGTTTAAAAGTAATCCGAAAGCCCTCTTCGGAGGGCTTAATAGTCTTGAAAACAACTGTAAGGAGACAGTAAGATGCTTCAAACACCCTACGAAGAATATATCCATATTTCGCGTTATGCACGGTGGGATGACAAACTAAACCGCCGTGAGACTTGGCCTGAAACCGTTAAGCGTTACTGTGACTTCTTCTCTAAGAAGTTTAATGGTGCTTATGACGACACAATTTACAATGAAATCCAGCCAGCAATCCTTAATTGTGAAGTGATGCCGTCAATGCGTGCGCTGATGACTGCTGGACCCGCACTCGAACGCGAGAATATGGCGGGTTACAACTGTGCTTATGTCTCTATTAATCACAAACGCGCCTTCTCTGAAACACTATACTCGCTCATGTGCGGAACGGGAATTGGCTTTACCTGTGAGCGCCAAGAGGTAGGAAAACTACCCACTATTCCTGAAAATCTAAAGCCCTCAGATGACGTAATCGTGGTAGAAGACAGCAAAATGGGGTGGGCTAAGGCGTACAACAAGCTAATTAATGCGCTTTATGACGGTGACATCCCATCTTTTGACCTTTCTAAAGTTCGTCCAGCGGGTGCGCGTCTTAAAACTTTCGGCGGTCGTGCTAGTGGTCCCGAACCGCTTCGTAGTCTATTCGAGCATACTATCGAGGCATTCAAGAAGGCTAAAGGTCGCAAACTGAACTCTATCGAAGTTCACGGTATCATCTGCAAAATTGCAGATATTGTGGTAGTAGGAGGAGTTCGCCGTAGCGCTCTGTTGAGTCTTAGCAATCTGTCAGATCAACGTATGCGTGACGCTAAGAGTGGTCAGTGGTGGCACGAACATCCCGAATATGCACTGGCTAATAACAGTATCGCCTATACAGAGAAGCCAGAGATGGAAACATTCATGGAGGAGTGGTTGGCATTGGTGAAGTCTAAGTCTGGTGAACGTGGTATCTTTAATCGTGTAGCGGCACAGAAACAAGCATCTAAGTGGGGGAAGAGGTCGGCTGAAATCGACTATGGTTGCAATCCGTAAACAGAACTAATGCGGATGTAAAATCTTCTCTGATTGACTTGGAAGCCCAGAGGTGGGCGACAGGGCGCAAGCGAAAGCAGCGTGAACGACTAAGTGAGAAGACCCGAAAGGGATGCGATAGTCTGAACTCCGATATAACCTGATTGAAGTCGGAGAGGGAACCTGAAGCGGAACCCCGCCTAGTAATAGGTCAGTAAGCGAAAGCCGAAGTAACAGAATGGTAGTGAGATTATTCTAAGACCATCTCAGATGTGCAATCTGAGTGAAGTGGTGGTGCGTGCTGACGACGATTATGTGTCCTTGAAGCGCAAGGTGCGTATTGCGACAATTATGGGGACTTTCCAAGCATCCTTGACTAACTTCGGGTTCGTTGGTGAAGCATGGAAGAAGAATACGGAAGAAGAAGCCCTTCTTGGTGTATCTTTGACGGGCATTATGGATAATCCGCTGACATCTGGTCAAGAATCTAAGGATATGTTGATCAAAACCCTTGAATCCTTGCGTGACTATACAGTAGAAGTTAATGCTGAATGGACTGATAAGCTAGGGATCAAGCGTTCCACAGCAATCACCACCTGCAAGCCGTCTGGAACCGTGTCTCAGTTGGTTAATTGTGCTTCGGGTATTCATGCGCGTTACTCCAAGTATTATCTACGCACAGTTCGCACAGATAAGAAAGACCCGTTGTATCAGTTCATGCAAGCTAAGGGTATCTATTGTGAAGACGATGTGATGAAACCCGAGACTGGCGCTGTATTCTACTTCCCCATCAAAGCACCTGATAACTGCATTACTACGGCTGATCGCACAGCTATTGAACAACTTGAAACTTGGCTGTTGTATCAGCGCCACTGGACACATCATAAACCATCTGTTACAATTAACGTAGAAGATGATGAATGGATGGAAGTAGGTTCGTGGGTATGGGAGCACTTTGACGAGGTTAGTGGTGTCAGCTTCCTGCCGGGTGGTTCGTCCCATTCATATCGCCAAGCACCCTACCAAAGTATCACAGAACAGGAGTATAATGATTGGTGTCAGAAACATCCGATGCCTTCTATTGACTGGTCTGAGTTGTCTGAGTTCGAGAAAGAGGATACAACGACAGGTACACAGACTTTAAGTTGTTCTGCGGGTGTCTGTGAGCTAGTTTAACAAACCCAGTCAGGCCGCGCAGCGGCCTGACATCTAAAGGATAAATCATGAACCTAACAGACCTAATAAAAGCCGCAGAAGACTACGAACAGAATGTAATCTACTCAGACCTGAACATGGAAGTCCGCTTTGGCTGCGATTGTTGTGGAGGAGACTTTTATACCCACGAGAGTTGGACTAAAATGTGTGATGCTTATGACCTATCAGACCAAGCATGGTCGTTAGTATGTAAGGAACTTAAAATCCCTACAGACACCTACGCAACACTTTTAATGTATCAACATTGTAGATACGCTATCGACGAAGATGACCCAGAACTTGAAGACATCTTGGACTATCTGCAAGCCCGTAGAGAACTGGAGAAACTATTGTGCCACTAGAACCTATCCCGAACTACAAGCCATCATGTAATCATCCAGAACACAATCCACCTATGCACCTTTATATTCCCGGAGGTATGCAATATCGTCATACCTGCCCCGCTTGCGGTAGAGAGATAATTATTCAAAGTCAGTATGTAAGGTGTCAAGAAGCACCATATTGGTTGAATCCAATATTTAAGTATGAGGTGACCTAATGTTCATAAATTACCGCAACGACGCACAGTCTATGATATATGAGTACGACGACCTTAACGGCAAACGCCAAGGTTTACACTTCTCAGAGTGGTGGAACGGTGAAGGGATTGATGTAACCCTACCTGACGACGTGACTACCGTTAAGCTGCACATGGACGACATCACGGCTATCGTAACGGCTGCTATTGCGTTCGGTATGGTTAATCTTAAAGAGTGTAAGGAGTTGGCTAAGTCATGCAAGTAAAAGTCTTACGTGAGGCAGGATACGACGAAGCGTTACGCGGTATGGCTTATTCCTTCAAGGATCGTGCAGCGCCTGTTGAAGAATGGTGGGAAGGTCAACGCGAACGAGCAGAAAAGCGAGCACCTAAACTAGCACCCATGGACGGTGGGCATAATAAGTTCCTTGAGTCTATTCAGGTGTGGATTGATGTAGAGGCTTGTAGAGCTTTCTGGTCTGAGTACGATACTTACAGAGTTGGTACAACTAAGCAGTCAGAAAGCACGATGCATACACTTTCTAAGAGACCACCAACACAAGAGGACTTTGAAGAAGGTACGCTACCAGAAGTTGTTCAGACATTTAAGATGGTCTGGGAACTATACAACAAGGACATAACAATCCTTAAAGAGAATCTACCTGAGGGCTTCTTGCAGCGACGTATTGTCTGCACAAACTATAAGGTGTTGAAGAACATCCTACAGCAACGTGAAGGACACCGTTACAAGCGTTGGCAGGTTTTTATTGATGAGATTGTAAAACAAGTTGAACATCCTGAACTCTTGACAAAACCTTCATAATCGTCTATAATGTCCTATAATCATGGAGAATACGATGAACACAGTAGAATTTATCAGTAAGTTGGAAGCGTCTGGTATGCCTGTTGAACAGGCTAAAGTGGTTGCAGAACGGTTTGAAGACGACTCGTTAGTAACTACAAAAGTCCTTGAAGCCTCGCTAGACCGTCAGTTTATTAAGATTGGTGGGTTGATTTGCGTAGCCTTGGCACCTGTATATTCTAAGGTGTTGGGATTGTTTTAAGAAATTGTCGTACAACCTGAAACATGAAGGCGTTCTGGACGCGGGTTCGATTCCCGCCACCTACACCATAAAGTAATTAGTAACCAACCACTGTTGTGTAAAAGGTGCTGCGGGTTCTTAGTGAGCCGTTAAAGATCGTAGCGCAGACTAATTGGATTATGTTCTAGCCTGCTGGTTACTTTATGATGTGGGTGTGCTGGCTTCGACAGGGTGAGATAGTGCGGATGGCGACACGTCAGGCCAATGACGTTAATCTAGCAATCGTTAGAAATGCCAACGATCAGGAGTATCGCATAGCCGCTTAAGGCTTGATGGGGTCGAAGAACCTTATTACCCAACTCTCACTTACACCACCTTCGGGTGGTGTAATGTTTCTCAAACTTGACATTAACCGGCTTTATGCCTATTATATGGTACATTAGCCGTATTAAAGCGGCTTTGTGTTTCTTACGGCTAAAAGACAGAAACGGGTTCGTCAAGGTTTTCTTGGTTTCTGTCTGGTCGCTTAGAGTTGGCTTACGGCGATAGTAGTGTCGGCAATAAAACTTGACGAACTCCACGCTTCCGCGTGATCGTTACAAGTAATTCTGGCGAATTACTTGACAACCATAAAACTATCTGATAGCCTTAGATTTTCTATAACAAATCAAGGAGTTATTTATGGTTAAGGCTACAGCACTTCAACAGGCTCGCAAACTGACTGAAGAAATGGAATTGTGGCACGATGCCTGCAACGACAAATTTGGTAGTAACCATGAATATACTCAAAAAGCTATGCGTTTTTTCCTATTGTCATATGGGATTGTTTGTGATCTTGAGGGCGAGTACGAGATGAATATTGGGGAGTGATAAAACTTGACAAACCCTAATAACTGTGATACACTGCTTGCATGAAACTATTTAATACAACGCAAGCAGCAGAATACCTCGGGGTGCACCCTCAAAGTCTGCGTAATTGGGACAACAACGGGAAGTTCGTAGCCTTACGGACGCCAGGAGGACAACGTAGGTATTCTGAAGATCAATTAAAGGAGTTTGGTAAGTGGAATCAGGAACAGAAGAATTCAACCTAACCGTATTGGATGTTGTTAAGTTTTGCAACAATCTCTATACAGACGGGACAGTGAAGAAATACGCAAAAGATGGGATGTTCCCTTACATCTACAAGAACGGCTATATGATGCTTACTTCGGCAAGCATTGAATTCATGAAACCATTACTAGCTGAAAGAAAGCGAATCTTATTTGAACAACCATATAACGTATATTGTATAACGAACTCGGTTAACGGTAAGAGGTATGTAGGTATCACTCGTGACACCATAGAAGACCGTTTCTACGAACATAAAAGAGCCGCTAATAATTGTAGGTCTTCTGAAACTCGTGCTATCGTTAAAGCATTCCGTAAGTATGGTGCGGAATCTTTTACTGTCGAGTTGATTGACACAGCTATAGGTATGATCGAAGCCGGTGAAAAGGAATCATACTATATAGAACTTCTTCAAACGCATACGCGCTACAAGAAAGGTTATAACCTAACTGACGGCGGTGAAGGGGTCACTAATTGCGTCACACCGGATTGGTTAAAGAAGTTTAGGTCTGATATGAATTCTGGTGAAAATAACACTTGGTATGGATTGCGCGGAAAATCTTGTCCTCACTACGGTAAAGTCCATACCGAAGAAACCAGAAAATATCTAAAAGAGAACAATCCGCAAAGCGTTCCTGTAACGCTAAACGGTGTTAGCTACATGAGCAAGATGTTCGCGTCAGAAGAATTAGGTGTAGCAAAATCAGCAATAGACATCTTGAAGAAGTTTGAGGATGGCGAAGACCCGAAAGGTATTAAACCTGTCGTAGTTGATGGAATTCTATATTACTCTGTATCTCGTGCAGCAAAGGCTATAGGTATATCGGATTACAAAGTCTGCCGTAAGACCCTAGATGGTTCTGCGTATTTCTTAGATCGTAGATTGACTTTCGATGAGATGTTAGACTATTGCCGTTCTTTATTAGGTAATAAGCAACAGAAGGTTATCTGCAAAGGTGTTGAATATCCTTCTATGAAGCGTTGTCAAGCCGAAACAGGATTAGATAGAGATACCATAAAGCGACTTGAACGCGAAGGCGAAATCACGCTAGTAAAAGATTTTGTGAGAATCCAGAAAACCATAGGTAATTCGCGCGCACTGGAAGTAGACGGAGTTATTTATGAATCTATGAATAAGGTTTGTGAAGCCTTGCACGTAACAAGAAAAACCGTGACTGCTATGATAAAAGAAGGTAAGGCGAAGGAACTATGAAACAGTTTGAACTAACACCGAAGCAGGCATTAGTGTTCCAATCTACTGCAAACGAAATTGGAGCGGGTGGTGCGGCCTCTGGAGGAAAGACCTTCGTAAACAAGATGCTTGCCGTTTCGGTAGCAGAACAAGTCCCCGGTGCTCAGATAGCCATTTTGCGGAACACAAGTAAAAACCTGAAGAAGAACTACTTTCAGGGTGTTCATTCTATGCCGGATATTTTATCTGACCATATAAAGCAAAAGAAGGTCTCGATAAACTACACAGATATGACAATAACATGGAATGAAACAGGGAGCACGATTCATTTTATGCACTGTGAGCACGTAGAGACCGCTATGGAAAACCTTACTGGTCTCGAATTTGTCCTTATAATTTTTGATGAGGCGACCCTCATACACTATGACGTAATGAACCACGCAAGAACTCGTCTTCGTGTAGGTTCTCTAAAAATAGAAGACCCTTTCTGGAAGGCACGCCTGCCGCGCCTATGCTGGACAAGCAATCCTTCTGGGGTATCTCATAACTATCTAAAGCAGCGTTATATTGACCCTGCACCACCCGGAACGGAATTCACGGATGAATATGGCAAGCGCATATTGTTCATTCCGTTCGGAGCGCGAGAAAACCCACATATTGATTATGAGGCATACGAGAAAGAGTTAAGATCAACTGGAGACCCTATTAAATATGCACGGCTTGCACTAGGCGACTGGGACATAGGAGAATCCACCTACTTCCAATACTCCTTCAAGCGCCAATACAACGTCATACCGAGAATCACTAAACTACCCGAAGACTGGCAATTATATCGAGGGATGGACCACGGAACAGCAAGTCCTTTCTGTGTCCTCTGGATGGCTGTAGTGAATGGTCAGAACGTCCTTACGCTAGACGGACGCGACCGTTACTTTCCTAATGGCTCCAAGATCATCTTCGCGGAATGGTATGGTCGTGATAGTAAAGATAGAGCAATCGGCAATCGCTATTCGCCTTCTGAAATTGCTAAGGGTATCTTGGATCGTGAAGAATCTATGGGACTTCGTGGCAGGATTAAACCCGGACCTGCCGACAATTCAATGAAAGCTGTTCTATCTGAAAATTCAGTCTCTAGGGAGATGGAGAAACTAGGAGTTCGTTTCGCATCATCTGACAAGTCTAAAGGTTCTCGCGTTCGCGGTTGGGAAATCATGGCTAATATGTTCAAGGAAGGGCATCATGAGAAACCCGAAAAGCCTGCTTTATTTATCTGCGAGAACTGTATTGAACTAATAACTGACATCACAACTCTAATGACTTCACCAACTAATGACGCCGACATAAATTCCGAAATGCCTGACCATGCAGCCGATGCTTGTAGGTATCTTGTTGCTACTCCGGCTAAGACTTACGGTTTGATACCTACTATTGGCTTGTAAAGACTTGACAATCAATCAAAACAATGATATAGCGTTAATACTACGCTAGGAGAATTTTATGCCAGTATCGTCCACGCACCCGCTATACGCCCAAATGGAACCCACATGGACCCGCATGAGGGACTTTTATGACGGCGAGATGAAAGTCAAGTCGAAAGGCGAAAAGTATCTCCCCAAACTGTCAGGACAGACCACTAAGCGTTACGAAGCCTTCAAGGAACGTGCGATTACTTACGGCCCACAAGCCGTTTCACGCACTGTAGGGTCACTCACGGGTGCTGTATTCCGCCGTGCGCCGTCCTTTACGCTACCCGAACGTATCAAATACCTAGCTAACGATGCTACAGGGACAGGGCTATCGCTTTCTGAACTAGCTATGTGGTTGGTTAAAGAGATTATGATTACCGGACGCGCAGCTATTGTCGCTGACCGTGATCCTGATGGTGGTCGCCCGTATTTAGTTTGTGTGACAGCCGAAGACCTGATTAACTGGTCTGAAGGCGATTTCGTTGTCATTGCGGAACACAAATTGGTTAGCGACCCCGACGACAAGTATGAACTTGTTGAAGATACATCCTATCGTGAACTTACACTAGATGATAGTGGTGACTATATTGTTAACGTATGGCGCGAAGACGATAAAGGCGAACCTTATATCGAATCGACCTTTAAGCCTCTCCGTAACGGTCGTGCGTTCCGTCAGATTCCATTGACTGTTGTAAGCCCTCTAGGGACTGATTATGCTATTGAGAAGCCGCCAATTCAGGATTTGGTTGATCTAGCTGTTAAGTCTGTTCAACTAGGTGCTATCTACGCTAATGCACTTTTGGTAACTAGCTGCCCGACCCCGGTGGTCATCGGAGACATTGACACTTCTGACGGCAAGTTTGAAGTCCATCTAGGGTCAGATACAGCCCTAGTATTGCCTTCAGGGTCTGACGCAAAATTCCTAGAATACCAAGGCAACGGTATCGACTCAATCTCCAAAGCCATCCAAGAAGTAAAAGAGTTCATGGCTATCTTGGGTGCCCGTCTGTTATCTACGGGGCCTGTAGCCAGTTATAGTACGGCTGCGGAAGTAAAATCACGCGAAAGCCTTGCTGGTGCCGTAATTGCAGCAATTGTAAGTTCCGTAGAATCCGCATTAACCAAACAGTTACGTTTTGTTGCGGAATGGGAAAATGCAGACCCTGAAGAAGTTGAAGTCGAACTTAACCGTGACCTGATCCAAGTAGCTCTTGATGCTAATACTATTAACTCCCTGATGGCTTCCCTGCAAGCAGGTGCAATCAGTCAAGAAACATTCTTCTATAACCTTCAGACTGGTGGGTTTGCTGAACCGGGTGTTAGTTATTCTGAGGAACTTTCACGGATTAAGTCGGGGGAGTTCGGGGTTCCTGAGAAGGTTGGGGTTGCTCAAGGTGCGAATGATGTCGGTATTGGAAATTCTGATGAGGAATCCGAAAACACTTGACAAATTATAAAAGTTGTGATATACGCAGTTTAGATACTAATAAAGTTGGTATCAACTTTCTAATCAATGCTTTAGGAGCAATTCATGTCAATCCTTAAAATGCGTCAGGCGCAAATGTATCGTAACGAAGCAACAGATGGTAGTGAAGGCGGTTCTGGTGGAAGTGGTTCTACAAATATTCAGGAAATTCTGAATACGCCAGAAGCAAAAGCAGCGTTTCAAGCCATGCTTGATAAAGAAGTACAAGGTCTGAAGAAAAAGAATTCAGAACTGATTGATAAAGAAAAGAAACTTAAAGAACAGATGTCGCAGTACGACGGTGTTGATGTAGAAAAGATTAAAGCACTTCAGAAGCAGATTGAGTCCAACGAAGAAATGCGTCTGTTGGCTGAAGGTAAGACTGAAGAAGTTGTAGCACGTCGAGTTGAAGCAATGAAGCGCGATTTTGACGCGAATCTTGCAGCACGAGACAGTAAGTTGTCTGAGTATGAAAAGATGTTGAAGGACAAGGAAGATCGTCTAGCATCTTTGGTAATTGATGGTCAGGTTCGTGAAGCTTATGTGAGTCTTGACTTTGACCCTGATGCACTTGATTATGCTTTGATTCAGGCTCGTAGCACGTTCATCATGAATGAGGAAGGTAAGGCCATCCCCCGTGACGAACATGGTAGTCTGATTTTTGGTAAGGATGGTAAGACACCTATCAGTGCTAGTGAGTGGCTTGAGGGTCTTGCTGAAAAGAAAAAGTTCCTCCGCAAGCAATCCACGGGCGCTGGAACACAACCGAACAACCGCAGTTCTAGTAAGATGGATGTCAGCAAGATGTCATCTAGCCAGAAAATTGCGGAAGGTCTGCGCCTTCGCGGTATGGCGGCGTAACCTAGCAGTATAGGAAGTTGGGTAAGGCCCGACTGACTTTGGTAGTACCCAACTTTCTAATTTAAGGAGATTTACTATGGCCTCACAAACCCTTGCCGAAGCCGGCAAACTGACTAACGACATGATCGTGCGTGGTGTTGTAGAAGACATCATCACTGTCAACCCCATTTATGCTCTTTTCCCGTTCCAAGGTTACACCGGTCAAGCTATCGTTGTTAACCGCGAGAACGCCCTTGGTGATGCCGGTCTGTTCGCTGTTGATGCTGCTATCACCGCTAAGGCTGCTGCGACTTTCACTCAATACACCTACACCGCTACCAAGCTGATCGGTGACGTTGAGATGGATGGCCTCGTGCAAGCACAGAACGCTTCTGCTGGTGTTGATCAACTGGCTGTTGAAATTTCGAGCAAAGCTAAGTCAATCGGCCGTCTGTTCCAAGACGGTATGGTTAATGGCGACGGCATCAGCCCGAACATGAACAGCTTCCACACCCTGACTGATGCTGGTCAGTACACCACCGCTTCTGCTGGTCAGGCAATCTCCTTCGCCCTTCTGGACGAACTGCTTGACCTCGTGAAGTCCAAGGATGGTCAGGTTGATGCTATCATGATGCCTGCTCGCACCATGCGTTCCTACAAGGTCCTCCTGCGTGCTCTTGGTGGGACTCCGGGTGACTGGGTTGTGACACTTCCTGATGGCCGCACCACGATCTCCTACGAGTCGATCCCGATGTTCCGCAACGAGTATCTGAGCGTTGTTGAAACTGCAAACGGGGCCGCGCTCAGCGGCGGTGCTCTGGCTTCTGTATATGCCTTTAACTTCGACGACGGCACTCAGCGTGTTGGTGTTGCTGGTATTCACCCTGCTTCGGTTCCTGCCGGTATCATGGTCGAGACCATCGGCAAACAAGAAGCAAAAGATAACGAAATCGTACGTTGCAAAATGTATTCTAATTTCGCGTCTTTCAACCGCAAAGGTGTTGCTCGCCTCACCTCAATCAACAACTAATCTCACGAGAATTAGTGGAACCGCCCTTCTGGGCGGTTTTTGTTTGTTCAAAACACTTGACACGCACCACAAGTTAGTGTATTATATCGGTTTGACTGTGAGAACAATAATGCTCGACAAAATACTCAGACAACATAAACCGTTTCTTGATTGTGTAGAGACTGACGAATATTTACGGATAGTCTCAGAAGATCACACAGGTAAAGGTGAGGTGCACCACATACTCCCAGAGACATTGTATCCAGAATATAGAAACGAAACTTGGAACAAAGTAAACCTATCGTATAGAAACCATTACCGAGTTCACGAACTATTACCTTTTATGCTTGAAGGTAAGCAGAAAGGTTCTATGCTTTACGCTTGGAATATGATGCGCGGTAGAACAGGCGAGGATTTTGTAGATGCTGATAGGTATGACGAACTCAGAAGATTGCATTCTGAACGTGCATCAGAACAGATGAAAGAAAACCAACCAATGCACAGACCCGAAGTTGTGGCAAAATTAGTAGGTAGAAAAAGACCAGAACACGGACTGCTTATGTCTGAGAATAATCCAGCAACTAGAGATGACGTTAAGATTAAGTTAAGTGCGAACAACAACATGAAAACGCCTGAAGGGAGACTTCGCTTTACCGGGGAGAACAATCCAAACTTTGGTAAACAAATGTCAGATGAACAAAAACAATGCTTGAGGTCGGCTAAATTAGGTACAGTAGTAGACTACGATGTAAAGAAAAAGATATCGAAGTCGATGATAGGTAAAACCACAACTGGTGTTATTATAGATGGCGTAATATACAACTCAGTGACATCTGCCGCGAAAGAACTATCAGTTGATAGACATACTATTGCTAAATGGGTAAAATCAGGGAAGGCTGCAAAACTATGTCAGCAAAAGACCTTAGTTGTTATAGGCTGCATAAAGTATGATTCCATGTCCGAAGCAGCGAGGTCTATTGGCATTAGTAGAGCTGCTATCAGAAGTATGATTAAACACGGAAAAGCAATAAAACTTGACAACCACAAAAATTCTGATAAACTACCAGAAACCAAAGGAGTGTAAAATGACAGCAATTGAATATGAACGAAGTCTGCGTCTAGCTGGATTCACACCAGATCAGTCAGAAGCTATAGCAACCGGCTACGTTGACAAGAACGAACTTGTGACGAAAGAGTATCTGCGTGCTGAACTAAAGACACTAGAATTGTCTATGATTACTAAATTGTCGGCAATTCTAGTATTCGCTTTATCGCCAATATATATCAAAGTATTTGGAGGATAATCTTGAAAATTTTCAATTATCAATGTCTTAACAATTCATGTAATAACTTCTTTGAGAAGTTCGTAAGCACTTCCGATGAAGTTGTAGTATGTCCCAAATGCGATCACACCACCGAGAAACGCCTGACAATGCCTGCGTTTATTCTTAAAGGAGTTGGTTGTTACTCAAACGGAACATACGCAAAAGCAAAGGACGGTCCGGTTCTCGATAAAGAACTTTTAGCCCTTGATGATGTATCGCTAAATCGAGAATTGGGGCTGCCTGATGACTGCGCATAAAATAAAGTTTTGCTACACATGCTGTGATGGGTGTAGATCGGAACACAAGAACAAGATTACTGCTTATATACATTATTTATGGCTTCGCTTGACAAATCCCTAAACTTATGATAAACAACATTTTCTAACATAGGAGTAATACTATGCGCGTAAAATTCAACACTCTCCCGCCGACCGACACTAAGACCGTGTGGGGCTATACTGTAGAAGTCACACCTGAAGGTGTCTTTGGTGACATTTCCGATGAACTCGCTGAAATTGAAGTTGCTGCCGGTCGTGTAACTAAAGTCGGGCAAGCTAAAAAGGTTGAAGTTGCTGTGGAAGACAAGCCACAAGCAGCCGCCGACGTAGTTGCCGAAGGTTCCGGTAAGCGCGTAGGTCGTCCTCCGAAGGCTGAATAATCATGTACCTTGAAAATTACCAAGCGCAAGGGGCTTATCAACCCTCCGGCCCCACCATAGCCCTAGACCTCCTAGCAACCGCCACCACAACCAGCGGAACGCTAACAGGCGGACTTTATCATATCGCTTCGAGCGTATACTCGCACTTCAGCATGGACACAGCCTACGAGATTCAATCAATCTCTAACATCGTCCTGACCGCTGGCGTAAGCTACACGCTAACTGTAGGTGCTGTAGTCCTGACTTCAGGCGCTCTAGGTGCATCGCCAGTTATCGGTGATCTAGTTACAGCCCTTCAAGGTGACGCTGACTACGCTGCCGCACCCTTCACAATTGCTGCAAACGGCTCTGCAGGCATTCTAGTTACTTGGAAAGCCTTTGGTAGCCAATCAGATACCGCAGCCCTGACTGATGACGTTCCGACTGCCTACACGACTACTACAGTCACTGAAGGTGGTGCTGAAGCTACCGTGAATAACGGGATGCTTGCAGCGGGTGAGCGAGTGCTTGTGGTGCCTAATGGGGTTTTCTTGTCGTTCGTAAAAAGCACTGGAGTTTCGGACGGGGTGATTCGTATTACACAGTGCGAATAACTTGACAATCCAGTAGTTTTATGATAAACCCTTCAGAATCCACTGGAGGGTTTTCCTTATGTCTTATTCTCGCGTTCAACAGGCTATTAACCTAAATTCGATTCGGGCTAAGACGCTTGAACTTGCCCTCTACAGCACCAATCCTACAGCCAGCGATAGCGGCACTGAAATTTCTGGTGGGGCTTACGCACGTCAGTCATTCACCTTCACGGCACCCGTATCCGTCGTTGATGGCACCTATATGTCGAATTCTAGCACCATTAGTTTTCCACAGGCGAGTGGCGATTGGTCAGCCCCGGTAACCCACTTTGGGGTTCGTGATGCCGTTGGTGGTGACTTGTTGATCTACGGAACCCTTCAGGAACTCGGACTGGATACTTCCCGCACTATCCGTACTGGCGACATCTTCCGGGTAGCTGCTAATACCCTTATCCACAAAGAGGAAGATTAATGTGGTGTGGTCTTGGGAACCTACCACAATTACCCCGACCGGCTACGGGATAGCTGGTGGTGACTTAGAGACTTCTGGAGGTTACTCTAGGTCGCGTAGTAGTTCGTATCTTAAACCAAGTGCTATTCTTCAACCAGACTTGATTTCTACCGCTATTTCGGTTAGTGACATAAATGTAGATGGGTGGGGTACTAGAGCAGGTAAAAGTGTTTCGAGAAGTTCTTGTGGTTTAGATGTTGGTCGAGGACTCACAGTAATCAATGAGACAGGTATTATATCGACCGATACAAACGTTTTAAGGTTCTACGGTGATAGTCTGAAGTCTGGATTAGTGCCAGCAAAAGTTTCAGATGTTATAGTTACTACTGGTTGCGTAACACTTGACGGGTCTGGCGGGGATATACTACAAGGTGGTGAAGGTACTGATATTATTGGAGGTTCTTGCTATCCTGATACCAATCTAGACACTACAGTATATACGCAACGTGTCGATTTAGTTACGGATTATTTGATCTATAAAGGATGGGCATTGGCAGGGGCTTTAGAATCTGATGTAGTTTGGAGAATTCAGAAGATTATCATTGATGATGTTACGGGGGATGTAACCAAAATTTTTGCAGACGGAAATACAGAGTTTGATAATGCTTGGGACGATAGATTACTTTATAACTATTCTTGACTTTAGTTGTTGTTTGTGGTAAGTAATTTGATACTAGACGCTCCTATTAAGGAGTAATCTAAACATAGGAGATTTGTCATGGCATACGAAGATATTGCAGCAGATGTAACAATCGACAACACCACGAAGATCATCGACTACGTTGGCACTGCTCACGGCGCGGCTGGCGCTGGTTACTACACCGGCATCTATCTGCACCGCTGGCTCGGCAGCTTGGCCGACGACGCGCAGGCATCGACAGGCTCTGGCGACTACATGGACATGACGAAGCTCACGCCTTCGTCGCGTAACGGTATCGACCAGATTATCCAGATGCTCAACGGCTACACGCTGACCGAGACGCTGATCGAACACCTGTACGACTGCTCGATCATCATGAACGACGGCGATGACATCTATGACGGTTTCACGCTGATCGCGTCTGAAGGCTGCGACCTGCAGATCGTCCAGAACGGTGCCGTGATCGCCAACGACTTCTGGAACACCATCCCTGACGGTGAGACAACCAAAGGTCTGAACCGCGACCTGACGAAAGGGATCGCCTCGCGCTTCCTGATCAAAGTACGTGATGCTGGCACCGACATCGACCTGCGCCGCGTTCTCGGCCAGACTCGCGTGTTCGGCTATACCTACTCCGAGTTCTTGGTCAACGGCTCCGCTCGCGGTAACAACGTTATCGCCTTGAACTACGCGCTTGACAACAACAACCAAACCGCCATCGGCACTGTTGCTGGCTGGACTGGTATCACCATCGCTGCAGAGGGCTACACGGCCATCGACGTTGATGCCAACAGCACGGACGAGTACTACTACATCCAAGGTAACGTCAACAAGCCGACCAACTCGATCAACGACTTCTATCAGCGGTTCAAGTGGCTGCAACGCCAAGCATCGGCAGAAACCCTGTTCGGCCTCGACGGTGAGTTGTTCCGTGGCGTGACGCACCAGATCGCCTACACCTCGCTGACCGGTACGTTCGACGACAGCAACGGCGTGACGTTCTCCAACGGCTCCACCGCTCAAGTCCTTGCCGACAACGGTTCGACGATGTGGGTGCAGTTGCTGACCGGCGCTCCTCCTGTCGCCACTAACACCATCAGCCAGACCACGCCTGACTCGGCCAGTGCAACGATCAGCACCATCACTGAGCGCACCCTGTCCTTCCCGGCTTGCGGCCAATCGACCGGCTCCGCCATCCTTGGTGGCTATGGCTTCGGCTTCCAGACTGACGGCGACCTGACCAGCAACGACAAGATCGTGGCACTGGACAACATCACCCGCTCACCACCCAACAACCAGACCTTCTACGTCAACGGCGTTGTGGATTCTGAGGACTATGTGTTGGTGGGCCTGAAGAAGACCGGCGTTGACGACATCGAGTCAGGTCAGTTCAATGTCAGCACGGCACTGGTCGGCAGTGATGCCAGCGTGATCCTCAAGGCAGGTGTTGAGACCCCCGGCACCGGCACCAAGAGCGCAATGGACACCCCGATGACCGGTACGATCCGTGTGCTTGGCGATGATGGCGTGTTCCATCGCGTGACCTACACCGGCTACACATCCGGCTCCGGCATCATCACCTTCACGGGTTGCTCTGGTGCGCCTGTCGCCGCCGTGGATAACGACGCCTACATCAGCTACATCGACAAGCTGGCTGACAGCGGCGCTGCTCCCGGCGACTCGACCTCTGAGTCGTATCAGGCAACGTACCACTCGGATCGCTCCCTGTTCGGTCGTGTTCGTGACGGGCAATCGACGCCGATCAAGACCTTCGAGGGTTCCGGTACGTTCGGTGCTGCCGGTGGTTCGATCTCCGTGCTTCGCCAGACGGATATGTAATCAATGGCAGCAGCTTCCTACACCCACGACCTGACTGACTGGATTCTTGATTCAGACACGACGGCGTGGGGTGAGCTAACCAACGCTATTTCTGGCGGTGCGCCGGACGAGGCCGATACCGAGTCTGCGCTGCAAGGCACGAACACAGTCAGTCAGTCAGCAAACACGACTGGCTTGTGTTCGATGGCTCGCATTCTCGGCACGCCGGTCACGTTCTCGACAGGTCAGGTTGCGCTGGTGTGGCATGGGCATGGTGTGGCGACAGCTTTGCATACCTACGCCAACAACGGCCTGCGCGTGGCTTTCGCCGGGGCCACCCTCGGTGATTGGAAGTCCTACACAGTTGGCGGGTCAGACGTTCCGCCGATGCCATACGGTAAGTGGGTCAATAACGCTGTCGATCCAACACTGACCGCTGATGCCACCAACGGCACACCGCCGACAGGCGGAACCAGCATCTACGGCATTGGTTCGATGATGCAGCAGACGCAGGTGATCGGCAAAGGCCAGCCCCATGTGTGCGACATCATTCGCTACGGGCGTGCTGAGTCTAGGATCAATGGCGGCGACATCACCAACGGGTACGCGACATTTGCCGGATTCGCAACGCTCAACGATGCACAGACGGCACGCTGGGGGCTGATTCAGGCCGTGGCCGGGGGCTATCAGTGGAAAGGTTTGATGACGCTCGGCTACACAAGCGCCGTTGATTTCCGCGACAGCAACGTCAATATCTTCATTCAGGACTGCCGCAAGGTATCCAGCACCTTCAACAAGATCGAGATTCGGCAGAGTGGGTCACGAGTTGATTGGACAAACGTGGCAGTCACCAACGTATCTCCAACAACCAACGCATCGAAAGGTGCGCTGCAAGTCATCGACAATGCAGACGTGAATTTTGACGGCTGCACGTTCACTGACATGGATACGTTCATTTTCTTATCGAACAGTTCCAACGTCGGCTGCACCTATCGCCGCTGCGGTCAGATCACGCTCGGCGGATCGACGATGAACGGGTGCCTGATTACGAACAGCACCGCCGCTATCGCGCTTGCTTGCGGTTCAGACCTCTCGACGCTCAGCAATACCGACTTCGTGTCGGATGGAACCGGTCACGCTATTGAAATCACTGGCGGCACGAGCCACACACTGACCGGCATCACCTTCACCGGCTACGCCAGCAGCAACGGCAGCACAGGCAATGAATCTGTCTATGTGAATATCTCGTCAGGTTCCGTGACGATCTACGCCGACTCGACGTTCAGCTACCGCACCGCCGGGGCTAGTGTGACCATCATCGCCGGTTCAGTGACGACGCTGGTGACGGTGACGACTGAATCAGGCTCGGCCATTTCAGGCGCTGCTGTGGCGCTGTATGCGGCCAATGGCACGGGCAACCTGCCATACCAAGACACCGTGACGATTGCCAACAGTGGAACCACTGCGACGGTGACGCATACCGCGCACGGGATGCTGACCAACGACAAGGTTCTGATTGAAGGTGCCAGCCTCGCGGCTAACCGTGGCGTCTTTACCATCACGGTGACGGACGCGAACACCTACACCTACACGATGGCAAGCACGCCGGGAAGCAACCCGACCGGAACGATTACCTCGACATGGGCGGCGCTGTACAGTACGACGGATGCAAACGGCCAGATCAGCATGAGCCGCGTGTTCTCGGTGGATCAGCCTGTCTCTGGCTGGGCAAGGAAATCAACCTCTGCCCCGTACTACAAGACCGGCCCGATCTCTGGAACGATTGACTCTGGTACAGGTGCAAGCCTGACCGCCCTTCTTTTGAGCGATGAATAATGGCATACGACTCTGAATACGACGGACGAATGATCGCTGCGACGAAGAACATCGAAAGCATCTTCGTGGCGCTGAATCACTTTGAAGCGAAACGGGCGGACGATGCGAAGCGTGTCGAGGACATGATGATGTGCATCACCCAACTGACACAGCAGATTTACGAACTCAACCGGAAGTGCGCGTTGATGCAGTCGCAACTTTATGAAGCGGGAGTTAGATAATGGCAATCACCCTACGATCAACGAAAGGCTCGGCGCTGACGCACGCGGAGCTTGACCAGAACTTTACTGACTTGCGGGACGGTGTGTCGCTGCTGACGCCAGCTTCCGGCGCAGGGATGAAGATAGGGCCGTATGCGTCACCGACTTACGGTTGGCACGATCTGCTAGGCAGTATCCATTACCATGAGGGTGCTGCGACTGCCCCGACTGTTGCTAACTACGCAGGTACGCTGGATGGACACCTGTACGCAGAGGGTGATACATGCCACATCTCGTACCATCTCCCGCATGACTACGTTCCCGGCTCTGACATCTTCATCCACGCGCACTGGAGCCACAACGCTACCAACGTGACGGGCGGTTCCGTGACGTTCAAGTGGGAGCTTACCTACGCCAAGGGGCATCAGCAAGCCGCATTCTCTACACCCGTGGTCATCACCGAGCAGCAGAATGCAAGCACAACGCAGTACATGCACATGATCTGCGAGGCACCCGCGTCCACACCGGGTGGTTCCCCCTATCTGATTGATACCGATGCCATCGAAGTTGATGGTTTGCTGTTTGGAAAGCTCACGCTTTTTTCAAACGACATCACAGTGAGCGGCGGGGCTGTGCCTGACATATTCATCCACGAAGTCGACATTCACTACCAGTCGACCAACGTGGCAACAAAGAACAAAGCACCCAGCTTCTACGCCTGATCATGGCTGATACCCGCTACGTCGATCTGAGCTACTACGCCCCGGATGACTACGCCATCGCAGGCGTATACATCGACTGGGCGGACAGGGTCATCTATATCCCAAAGGATTTTTTGAACTGGCTTGGTGGGCAGAATTACGCGCTGGACACCAACGCATTCAGGATGGCGTTGAAAGACGCAGAGGATAGCGAATGGGGGATGTGCTTCCCAGATACACATCGGCACAACACGACGGTGCTACTTGGTGGAATCGAGTACGCCCGCATTATCGAGATGATAAACGGCTACACCGTGACGTTTGAGGATGGCAACTACACCGTATCGCTGATCGGGTCGAACAACAACATTCTGGATGTGACCAACCTCAACAACGTGGCCGTCCGCTCAAATAATTCTGCAGGCTTAATTCAGACTCAGGAAATTGAGCACTCGTCGTTCAACGGTGGTGTCACAGTGGATGTTGCCAATGGGTCAGCCGGGACACTGTATCCGATTGGCACGACGCGCCGCCCGGTCAACAATATTGCAGACGCGCGGATCATTGCGTCACTACGCGGATTCTCTACGATCTATGTGGTTGGCGACCTGACGCTTTCTACAGGGGATGACGTTTCCGACATGCTTCTCGTTGGGAACAATGCATCGCGCACGTTCATTGATATTCAATCTGCGTCTGAGACAGCCTCGGTGGAGATTCGTAATGCAACCATCACCGGGATTCTGGACGGTGGCACCATCCTGCGCGAGTGCTATGTGTTCGATCTGTCCTACGTCAACGGGTTCATATTTCAGTCAGAACTTGCCGGGACGATTACGCTCGGCGGCGGAATGCCCGCACATATCATGAACTGTTACGCTGAGGTCAATTACACAACGATTGATATGGGCGGCAGTGGTAATGCTCTGAACATGCAGCAGTGTTCTGGGGATTTCCGCCTCATCAATAAGACCGGATCAGACAACTGCGGGGTGCATATCACCAGTGGAACGATAACGCTTGAACCATCAGTGACCAACGCGGATGGAGTACACGTCGCTGGCGTTGGAGGTCTGATCAATAACACGGGACTGACTCTCACCCGTAACAACATGGTATCGGTCAGCGCAATCTTCGAGCAGGCACAGATCACGCCAATCAAGGCTGAATCTGTTGTAGATACAGCAACTATAACAGAAGACATACTAACAGATTCGAGAACATTAACCGTATCTAAATTCATTGCTTTAGGCGACTAACATGGCACAACTAGAATATACTATAAAACTTCGCTCTAACACATCCACAGAGTGGACTACTACTAACCCAACATTAGCTTTAGGTGAGGTAGGATTGGAGTCGAACACCATGAAAGCTAAGATAGGTGATGGAATCACATCTTGGAACGATCTTGGGTATAACATACTAACTGCTGCTTTGTTTGGACAACCTAATGGTGTACTACAACTTAACTCTAGTGGTGAAATTGATCCAGAGTTCATTAACCAAGTAGCTACAGCGGCAACGACATCTTTCACACCTTCCGGTAATATCATCGCTTCTAATGTACAAGCAGCTATTCAGGAACTTGATAACGAGAAGGAACCGTCAATCGCTGCAAGCACCACTGACACGTTCTACAACGGCGATAAGACGTTTAAGCAGGTCACGACTGATAACACCTACTATGAAGTAGCTAAACAGATTGGTGACGTATCGACTCACGACGATCTTCAAGATTCAATAGAACACATCTGGAGTGCTGGTGTCATGGAGGGTTGTGAGATCACAGACAACCTTGACGGGACTATTGACATTGCTGCTGGCTTCGCCGTCCTTCGTAGTTCTGCTGACCAACACGCAGACCTTTACTTGGTTGCTGTTCCTGCACAGGCCGGACTTGCGCTATTAGATAACTCAGCTAACTGGGTATACCTTGACTACAACGCGGGTGTCCCTCAGTTCTCTACAAGTGCTTCCAGTACAGCTTTCAACGGTATGGACAAGTGCATAACATACTTGATCTATCGTTCAGGTACTTCGTTGAACACCATTAACGCCGTAGGACTTAACGTAGATAGTGGCAACAAGACCCGTAAGTTGTTCTTGGACTTCAACCGCTTCATTCATGCTTCCGGTGGTTCAGTCTTAGGTTCTCCTTCAACCACAACGGTATCCTTGACTGCCGGCGAGTTCTACTTTGTAACCAAGGAACTACCTCACGACGCCTTTGATACTTCAGTTGCGGGGACTGCTAACGCTAACGTATTCACCCTTTGGTATCGTGATGGCGTAGGTTCATGGACTTCAGTAGCCGACCAAAAGACCATCACTACCACAACTTATGACAGTAACGCCGGGACTCCTACAACGCTAGACAACAATAAGTATGGTGTGACTTGGTTCTACTTGGTTCATGATAGTCCTAGCAAACTTCACGCTGTTATGGGTCAGGCGCAGTACGCTGACCTAGCGTCTGCTAACGCCGCTACACCACCATCAACTGTTCCTGGGCTTCTTAGTGAGACTGGATCAATTTTAGGGTCAGTAGTGTATCTGAAGTCTGCTGTAACATTCGCTAACATCCTGAGTGCTTTTACTCAAAGTTATAGTTCTTCAGCGGCTACAAGTCATAATGGGTTGTCAGGAATTCAGGGTGGTACGATCAACGAGTATTATCATCTGACAAGTTCTGAACAATCGAGACTTGTTGCCACATTGGCTGCTACCCCATCTACTTCAGTGGCTACACCTTCAACACACAAAGTACCTATCGTACTTAATGGCACTACCTACTACCTACTATTATCTAACGTCTAAAGGAATATTAAAATGGCCTGCAAGAAAAAGTCCAAGAAACCACCGCGCAAGTAACTTGACTTAATCATCAACTTGTGATACAGGTAGCCTAACTGACAATTAGGCTATTTTCATGAACCCGACGTGCTTACGCTTGTATGAGATCGCAAGATACTCTGACCTGACTGCTACCCGCTTCATGCTGGCCGTAGCCGAGTTCTTATGGGCGATTACGTTGTTCATGCCCGGTAATACCTTTGATCGTCCTACATACACACTGTTAGCAAGTATCGCGCCTGAATTCGTTTGGGCGCTTGCGTTTGTTCTAATGGGTTCCTTGCAGACCTACATCTTAATCAAGGGTGACTATCACGACCGTCTAGCAGTATGGTTCGCAGCATCTAATATGACCTTCTGGACATTTGTGTGTATCACAATGGTATTAAGTATCAGTCCGTTCCCGGCAGCTATTAGTGGTGAAATTGCACTGGCTATTGGTGCCTCTTGGGTATTCATCAGGAGCGGCAAGAAAACGGGAAGGAGACAAATAGATGGTTGAACCACAAGACATCGGAGTTTATGCAGTCGGCGGGACGGGTGTCTTGGCTGCGGTTGCCTTCTTGGGTCGTAAGATTTGGCAGAACTTGACATCCGCAACGGCTGATAGCGCCAAGAATGCTGCTGATGCCGCGATCTTCACACAAATGCGTCAACAACTCACAGACTTGGCAACAGAAATTAAAGAACTCAAGGCTGCTAGTAAGGCAGAACGTGAAGAACTCGAACACCGTATCGACGAACTCGAAGCCAAGATTCAGAAACTGAGCTTTCGCTTAGGGCATATTAGGCGGTTGTGCTTGGATGCCTATGCCGCCTTGACATCTGTCAAAGAATGCGGTAAAGCATGTAAGAACATTGATGATGCTATTTCTTACCTAAAGCAGATTTTGGACGAAGAATGAACAACCTATGCTTAGGATGGTCTTGTGACCACCGCGAAACTTGTCAGAAGTATATCCCTAACGCGGTACTTGAAGAAGGTTATACGCGCTACTTTCTACCATTAAGCACAGGAGAACACTGTGAATCCTTCTCAAAGATTCGAGACCTGCCTAAAGATTGTCCTAGCGTCTGAGGGGTCATATAGCGACCACAAGGCTGACCGTGGAGGCGCAACTAACTACGGGGTCACTCAAGTGGTTTATGATCGTAATAGACTCTCAAGGGGTTTGAAACTACAACCCGTAAAGTCTATCGAGTGGTCTGAGGTCTATGACATCTACCACACCTATTGGGTAGCTGCTAACTGCGAAAAGTACCCAGAACCCCTAGACCTTCTAGTAATGGACTTCGCCATTAACTCAGGTGCTAGTCGTGCCGTAAAGACCCTACAACAGTGTCTAGGTGTTATTGTTGATGGTATGTTCGGTCGTAACTCAATTACCGCAATGGCTAACTACATTACCATGCACGGACTTGATAACTTGTGTGATCGTTACCTTGAGGAACGTGAAGAATTCTTCAGGAACATCGTAGCACGTGATGGTAGCCAAATGGTCTTCCTTAAAGGTTGGCTTAATCGTCTTGCTAAACTTCGTAAGGAGATCGGACTTGTCGAAGAAGATTAAAGATAAACGCCCTAAGTGGCCTAAGAAAGACTGCTTTCATGTAGGCATCGAACCTTATGGTGGTTCGTTGTTTGTATTCAAAGACCCAAAAGCCTTGGATACTGCTTATGCCAGTTTAGGTTGCGAAAGGTCATCTGATCTAGTTGCTGGCTCTTGCGCCTACATGGAGAACGATAAGACGGGCGAAGCAATCTTCTTGATGCTTATTGCTGATGGTAAAATCGGCACCTATGTACACGAAGCGGACCATCTTAAAGCGTTCATCCTGAAGCGCGTTGGCTTCAATTTTGAAGATGGTAACACTGAACCAATGTGCTACTTCGCTAACTGGTTGTGGGATAAGGTTAGTGTTGGGTACAAGAAGAAGTTTAAGAAAGCCCTTAAATGATTGACCGAATCCTACACTACGTCGACAACCACGAGATCATCAGGCGGTTCGTTGTCTTGACGACTGTAGGACTTACAGTGCATAGTTATTGGTGGGCTACGCAATTCGCTATGATGTCCGACAAACCCGGCTTAGAAATCGCTGGAATCCTCACAGCAGTTACAGCCCCGATTTCGTGGTTACAGAAAGAAATCCTTTTAGCTTATCTTAATGGGAAAACAAAATGATACCTAGTCCTTGGATTATTGTGGCTACAATAATTGCGCTCGTTGTATCTTTTACTACAGGCTACAATAGCGGCTTTGATAACGGTAAGAACGAGACTGAAGCCTATTACAGTCTTGAAAAAGACAAGGCACACGCTGAGTTCCAAGAAAAACTTGACAAGTACAAGAAACAAGTATTAGAATACGAGATTAAAGTTCAAGCAATAGCCAAAAAGAACTCTGCTTATACTTCTAAACTTGAGAAAGAACTAGGAGAATTACGAAATGCGACTACTATTACCCCTACTTGTGTCCCTGATGATCTTCGGTTGCGCGTCAACGCCGTCGTCGGCACCATTAACTCATACGGCCTTACCTTCAAAGCCAGTCCATTCGTCATGCCTGACAAACTGCCCTCCGCTACCGACACTAAGTAACAACATAAACGAGTGGATTGAAGGTCTACTTCGCGCTACTGGCGAATGCTACAAGTTGCATTCTGATTGTGTAAGTTCTCAGTAACTTGACAAGTCCCTAAAAGACGGCTACAATGCCGTCTTTCTATTGGAGGTCTTATGCAGACGTTTTGGAATATCCTAAAGACAGTCTTGTTGTTTCCTTTCGTGGCTACGATTGTTGTGTTGATTTGCGGACTTATTGTTTTGTCATTACCTGTAACTATGCTAAATGGATTTGAAAAGCAGTCGAGGAAGTCTAAATGACGCCAGAAGGTAAAGTTAAAGCCTTAGTTAAGGCTTGGGCTAAGAAACATGATCAACGCCTATTCTCGATCATTCCAAGTCCTATGGGTAACACTACAGGGTTTCCTGATCTGTTCGGAATCCTTAAAGGGGGCATGACTTTACTGATTGAAGTGAAGGCCGAGGGCAAACGTAACAACCTATCCGCCCACCAAAAAGAGTTTCAGGCTTATGCACTGTCTATGGGTGCCTTTCACTTTGTAGTGTCTTGTCAAGACGATCTTGACGATATGGATACAACCCTTGCATCTGCTGGATACTTCTGATATAATGTTCCGAATTCAATACAACCACGGAAAGTAGACGATTAAATGGAACATCTCCCAGCAAACCTAGACTGGCCCGTAGGATTATCGGTTGATGTAGCACTTAACGAGGCTTCGAGTCTTGTTGGCGATCCATTGATGACTGATGAAGAACTATGCAAGCATCATCATATTGAAGTTGAAGCGTTAGAAGTCCTTAAACGTAACCCTTTATTCCGTGCGGAAGTCCGTCAGCATCTTGCGACTATTAAGCAAGAGAATATGACTGTGCGTAAAAAGGCTGCGCTGTCGCTTGAGCACTACCTTGGTACGTGGCTCCCGAACATGATGGTCGATGCTTCAATCAACCCCGATGTGAAGTTGAAAGCTGTCCAGCTACTCGCTAAACTAAGTGGGGTCGAGACATCTGAAAAACCCGGTGAGAAGTCTCAAGGGTCTGATGGCGGTAAAGCCAATATAGGGATTCAACTCGTCTTCCCGCAAGGCTTCGCTCCACCTAACGTAATCCCTACAGTAACTACTTTGGAGCGTGTTGAATGAAGTTCTCAGAACGCCTATATCAAGTCTTAGTAGCCTTAGATCAACTAGCCAATACTATTAGAGGTTTATTCGCTGGCAATTCCTACGCCGACGAGACCCTGAGCGCATTCTATTGGCGAACCCGAGAGACTAACAAATACGCTTACCGTGTGATAGACTTCTTGTTCTTCTGGGAAGAAGATCACTGTATGAATAGTTTTATTAGCGAATGTCTGCGAATGCAAGCACCTCCTGAAACTCGTCAATGTCATAAGGAATCTTAATGGACTCACTATATCAAGAAGCAGTTGAACTTCGTAAAGGCGGTATGAGGAAAGATTGGATCGCCCAAAAATTGTCCTTGCCGAGATCGCTTGTGAGAACTTGGTTCACTGGTGAAAGTGATCCTAAGTATTCTGATGGTGTGATTAAAGATGCTACCAAGGTAGTTGAACAAGCTACAACCGTTACGCAAGAGCAAATCCTGAAGGACAAGGTTCGTAGCCTTGAAGCATCTATCAAAACAGCACAGAAAGAAACACTAACAGAACATTACGTTCGTGAAAAGATTATAGGTCTTTCATCACAACAACCACAACCGCCTAATTGGTTAGTTAAGAAAACAAGTAGTGCTGGATGGCAAGCCGTCCCTACTATCTTTATCTCAGACACACATTGGGGAGAAGTAGTAGAACCTTCTCAAGTAGGTGGTGTTAATTCGTACAATCTTCAGATTGCTCACGAACGTATGAAAGCGTTGGTAGAAACAACAATTAACTTGTTGGATATTGTGAATGGTGATTATCCCGGTATTGTTGTTGCGCTTGGCGGTGATATGCTCTCTGGAAGCATCCATGATGAACTCACAGAGACGAACGAACAACCTATTATGCCGACGTTCGTAGACTTGTATGAGAAACTTATTTGGACTATTAAAAAGTTTGCCGACGAATACAGGAACGTTTTTGTGCCTTGTGTAACAGGAAACCATTCAAGGACATCGCATAAACCTCGTGCTAAGATGCGTAACTTTACAAACTACGATTGGTTGCTCTACACGATGTTGGATAAGTATTTTGAAAATGATGATAGGGTTGTATTTCAGATTCCAGACGGCCCTGACGCGCTATTCAAAATCTACAACACACGATACCTACTTACACATGGCGATCAGTTCCGTTCTACCGACAACGCTATGATTGGTAGCCTTGGTGCTATTGTTCGTGGGGACTATAAGAAGCGTTCGCGTAACAATCAGATTGACATGGGCTATGATTGTATGTTGATGGGTCATTGGCACCAACTAATCCAGATGCAGCGTATAATTGTCAACGGAAGCCTTAAAGGTTATTGCGAGTACGCCAGTTCAAACAACTTTGGCTACGAACAACCAAGACAAGCATTGTGGCTAACACATCCTGAACATGGCATCATTGCTTCATTGCCTGTTAATGTTGATCGCCATCACGACGAAACTAAATATGTGGAGTCTGAATGGATTTCTTGGAAAAACCCTTGACAACTTTATAAACTTCTGATACTATGCCTTCTAAATCTCCTGCAAGAGATATTAGAGTAAGGCTAGTTAGGTTCCGAGCGGGTTACTCATCCGTCTTGCAGCTTCCCGTAAGGGATGTCGGAACCTAACTAGCCTTTTAGTTTAGAGGTGTATTATGATTACCTACGAAATGATTAAGGATGTATTTGATTTGGATAACCCTCTGACACTAGAGTATTTTGAGTTGTGTAGCACGCCATACGAAGGCAACGAATACAGCGAAAAACACCACATTTTACCAAAAAGCATGTTTCCTGATTTTGTGAAGTGTAAGTGGAACCTAGTTCGTTTGACAGCAAAACAACACTATATGGCACACTACTACTTGAAAGATATAGTATTGTCTGATGAAAATAAGTCGAAAATGTTGCAGGCATGGGTTGTAGTTTGCAAATTTACAAGATTTCAAGACTCTATTGAAAATCACGCATATCAATACGCTAAGGCTAAAGAAGAACAAGCCTTACGTTTGTCCGGCAAGGGCAACCCCATGTATGGTAAGAAGAGACCTCAGTATGTAATAGATGCCCTTACTGAAGGTGCTAGAAACCGTGTATGGACAGAAGAAGATAAGATGAAGATGTCTTCGAGGGTGTCTGGTAAAGGAAACCCGATGTATGGTAAGACTCATACACCAGAAGTAAGAGAAATATTGAGGAAAGCGCAAACAGGTAGACCGGTCACTGATGAGTATAGAGAAAGGATGAGTTCTGTAACAAAGGGTGAGAACAACGGGATGTATGGTAAGACTCACAAAGAAGAAACGATTAAGAAAATGATGGATGTTAAAGCCTCTTATGAACATAAAGGTAGTATGTATAGCTTGAACACTTTAGCGAAGATGTACGGTATATCTGATGTAGGACTAAAACATAGGTTAAAATCTGGTATGAACCTTGACGATGCGCTTTTGCTACCTGTTGTTAGGGGTGGTATCTTGGAAGATAGACTGCACGACTTAGGGTTTGTATTTAATTCCGGTAAGTGGTATAACGCTAAAGACGGTGAAGGTATTTTAGATGAATATGTCAAAATCAAGAGATACCACGTAGTAGGCGCAGCAACAGGTAAGACTAAATTAGATGACGAGAAAGTTACAACTATAAAGAAGATGCTAGCTAATGGGTGTAGATATAAAGATATAATGAATATGTTTGGAGTAAGCAAAGGTTGCGTAAACCATATAGCTAATGGTAGAACATGGACGCACGTTATTGTGTAAAGGTCTGACTTGACTTATCCCCAACTTTATGTTACTAACAAACATTAACTCTTACGAGGGCTGAAGTTATGGCTAAAAAGAAAAGTTGGTTTGACACTGAAGAACCTGCGGAAGTCGTTGATTCTGTTGAGAGTTCGCTAGAAGCGAATAGCGAATACGACATTGTTCAAGAACCAGAATTGTTAGCAGAAGTAGAACAATCGTTTCAAGAACCAGAACAGCCTTGCGACTGCGACCTATCCGACGCAGAGATTGCAGCCATCAAACGTCTTTTAGGTTCTCCTACAGAACCTGAGTCTGGCTACGATTACGAGAAGTTTGCACGTCTTAAACTGGCTGTGATCGTCCCTGAAGGCGTTATGCGTGGTTCGGGGTGGAAAGAGTTTGTTAATGGTGTCAAGAAATACTTGGAGCCTCGCTGCCCGTCTTGTAAGTAACTATGATTTCCTCCGTAGCACCTTCGGGTGCCTTTGCCGCAGTTGAGCGTTTACGCTCCTGCGGTTTTTCTTATTCTAAACTGTAAGGAGTCTTTATGGCACAACAGCGTAAGCAAACACCATCTAAGAAGTCTGAAGTTAAGGAATTCTCAAACACTAAAGCGAACCCTTTTATAGCCAAGACACACAAACAGAAGGAACTCTTTAGTGCGCTTAACGGTGGTGTTGTAACCTTTGCAACTGGTCCAGCCGGTACTGGAAAGAGTTATGTAACTATTGCTTATGCCTGCCAAGAATTGATGAAGGGTCGGTTCGATAAAATTCTAATCACGCGACCTATGATTCCTGCTGCTTATGAAGATATTGGGGCATTACCCGGTGACATTGACCTCAAGTTTGTCGTACCTTATATTGGTCCAATTCGCCATATCTTGGATCGCTGCTTAGGTAAAGGTCATGTAGATATGTACATCAAGGAGGGTAAGATTACTTGTTCTCCATTAGCATATATGCGTGGATCAACCCACGATAACACCTTCATGTTGCTCGATGAAGCTCAGAACTGCATACCTGAGCAAGTAAAAATGTTCCTTACACGAATCGGTGAAGATAGTAAGATTGCTATTGTAGGTGATTCTAAGCAGTCCGATATTCGTGGTGTCACTAACGGCCTTGACGATGCTGTAGAACGCCTAGCGTGGAACCCCGACGTGCGTGTAGTCAATTTTGAGCGTAAGGATATTGTTCGTAACTCAATCATCTCCGACATCCTTCAGTCCTACGAAGACACTATTGACAGGAAAGGACTTACGTAATATAATGGCTTCTTCCTAACCACTCGGAGATCGCTATGGGAAAGTTCTACCAACCTTGGGAAAGCCTTAAAGAAGTCGGGGATTCGTTTATTGTTAATAACTCTAAGGGTATCCTGCATATCCGTCAACTCGTTTGG